CTCAAGTTGTCCCCCGACGACCTGTGCTAAAATTTACGGACCAAAACCGGTGGGAAAACCTCCCCGGGGTGCCTTTTTGTGCACTTGGCTACAGGTATGGCGCTGATTTCTGGTCGGGCGCCATCAGGCAGGGTTGACCTGTGCCACGCTTGCCACGCTTGGGTTCTTTCGAACTTGAGTTATGAGCAGGCTCTCGGCCGATCCTCGCCTGGCGACACGTTTCTTTTTCGCGTCGACCTCCTTGTCGATCGCTGTGGACACCACGTTGTGAGTTGCATGGACCGCTTGAAAGAGTGCGTCCGTTTGAACGACCACGTGGCTCCCTTTTCCGTCTTTTTAACCTCCGAAGAGATGGATGTTGCCCGCCGGAGTGGAGGCGCTGGCTTGTACTCACAAGCGCCCACTTCCACGATGGACGGTAACACTCATTTCGCGACGTACCGGTTGGGTAAGAAGGACCGCCGTGGTGACCCTCTGTCTTGTTGCGCTGTCGATCACATCTTCGGATGGTTGGTTGCAGCCCTCCAAGCAGGCCGGGTCGCATACTCCACGTGCTGTTGCCGTCGAACCTCAAGTACGGGTATGTTAGTCGTGGAGCCGTTGCGGCTCTCGCGCGATGCCCCGAAGGCCGAGTCAAAGGAGGAGCACGTCGTCATTGCCGCTGCCGACCCGGCCCCGAGTGGTGCTGGTGTGTTGGTGGAGGAGCCTGACCCCGTTGAATTGCACAACAAAGAATCCTTGATTCCTGGTGTGGAATTGTTGTTTGATCCAGCTTCCGAATCGACAGACGACGCGCCGTTGGCTGTCCGATATCTGCCCCTCATTGAGGAGCGCTTGTTCTGGGCCAACTCGCAGCGCAACGTACTGGCAGCCATCAAGGGTCGGATCGAAGACCCAGAAGTGCCGGTGAACCTCACGGAGGAAGAACGCGCGGAGATAAAGGCAGTATCCGGAGCAGTGCGCCGCCGCATGGCGGCAGACAGGAAGTTGATCAGCACGATTGCATCCAGCCTTCTTGGAATCGATAAGCGCAAATCATCGAAATGGCTTCTCAAGCGCGCGGAACGCGGTCTCCGTGAACTGCGCGAAACCTACGCACCACGCTACCAATTCGAGGCTGCGGTGAAGCTCGAACCGAGTGTACGTGGCAAGGCACCTCGCCTTCTTGTCGCTGACGGCGACCGTGGTCAAATTATGGCCTGGCTCATCATCGGAACGTTGGAAAAGTACCTCTTCAAAATCTACAAGGAACGTTCCATCAAGGGTGTGCCCAAGCCTGAGGCCATGGCTCGCGCCATTCGAAATCTTGCGCAGACGAATCCACGCGCCGTCCCCGGCTCACCCGGCTCAGCTGACCCGCAGCCGGTTGCCATCCTCGAGAACGATGGCTCTGCATGGGATGCGTGCATGTCTTCGACCCTGCGCGACTTGATTGAGAATGACATCATGGACGAGATGGC